CAGCTTCGGACAGTTCGTGAGATGACCTAGTCACACGTGCTTGGTAGGACAGCGTGTGATAGCCATGTGCTGTGTCCCATACGTACCACTGATCGAACTGATCAATAGGATCGAATGGGTTGTCCACTGTGGTGAGCCTGGATAGTGGCATCATGCACCACCTTCTGCAAGGCTGCGCTTGAGCGTGGACACAGACACACCCAGATGGTCAGCCACCTGTGCACGTGTGTATCCATTACCAAGCATCTGCAGGGCCTTGTTTACCTTGCCTTGATCCATCAGCTTGTGAGACTTGGGCGTTGCCAATTCCTTGACACGTTCCATGTCTGAGTTGCTAAGGATCTGATTGAGCTTGTGTGTGGTGATGGCGCCGGCCTGAATGGCTTCCCATTCACGGTCAGTGATCTCGATCCGCTTCTTCTCTGCGCCTGCACGATTGCGTGCTTCAGCAAGCGCCTGAGACTTCAGCTTCTTGATCTCGGCTTTGTCCATGTCAGGATTAGCCAACTGCTTCTGCCTGATGATGGCATTGCCGATCACATGGGCCTGGCGTTCGAGGGGGGCGTTTCTCAGGGCCAGGTTCAACTTGGCGTTGAGAGTACGGACCTCTTCATGGTAGTGCTCTTTTGCAGCCGGAGAGTAAGGACGGGGCTTAGTTGCGAGCGCTTCCTTACGGGCCTGGTTAGCCAAGGCCTTCATCCTGTTCGAGTGGTCTGCATAGACCTTCTCGATAGGCGTACCCGAAGACAGCTGGTGTGCGTCCTCGACTTCGGCAAGCTTGGTGGACGACCGCTTGTCCAGCTTGTCGATTACCTTGGTCTTCTCCTCACCCTTCTTGTTGGTGGTGGTCTTCTCATACGTTGCGCCCGAGTACTCGTAGACCTTCTTGCCAGTAGCAGGGTCGATCCTGAGCTTGCGCTCGAGGGGACGAACCGGAGACTTGGCACGAGAGACCACAGTCGCAGCGCCCTTGTTGGCACCACCTTGGTAGCGACGCTTCAGATCCGCGACGCCATGGTCGACGGCCGAACGCTTGTAGTCGAGGCCGTGCTTCTCGGCATCGATGACCACCATGCTGTGCCTCACCGCACGAGAGATCTCGTCCAGCGGTGCACCCTTGATGTGCATGTCAGAGATCAGGTTCGAGATGTCACCCATCTCAGGACCAGTCTGCTTCTTGGTCATCCGAGGAATGGAGCTGCCCTCAGGAATCTTGTAGCGCTTGTTGTCGAAGTTCTTCAACCCATCAAGCGTGGGCTGAGTCTTGATCTTGCCGTCCTTGTTCGGGATGACCAGAACCGTGTCACCATCGAAGTCAGCGCCGGACAGCTTCTCGGCCACCTTGTGGTGGATACCGATTGCATCCTTGGCGTTGCCCAGAAGCTTCTTGCTTTCCGGATGGTTGTTGTTGACGACGAGTTCGGGGATCTCGAACTTGCCTCCGTGCGGGTGGCGAATCAGAACGACGCGCTCACCGTTACGGAAGTTCGGAGCGTAGACCTCACCTTCCTTGAGTGTGTCTATCGGCAGGATGATGTGTGTGCCCTGGCGAGGAAGCGCGGCAGCCTTGAGGTGTACGGCTGCGGCGTCTGCAGACTCGGCGTAGTCGTCCAGCATTCGACGCTTGACCACGGGGTTGTCGACCGACATGATCTCGTCAAGCTGGTTCTTGTGTCGCTCGTAGGCGCGGCCGAGCTGTTCCTTAGCGAACTTGGGGCTCTGCTTCGACAGCATCTGGGAGGACAGCGAGTTGGACCACTTCTCCCAGTCGCCTTCCTCGTTGACGATGTTCATCGCCGAGGTCAGCTTCTTCTTACCACCAGGACCGGGCACACCGATCTGGCGAACAGTGGCGCCGAACGGGTTGGTGGGATCGCTCTTCATCGGCTTCAGGGCGTCGAGCTTGTTGCCCGTGTCGCTCTTGTTCGTGTTGAAGAGGATGTCCACACCAGGAGGCAGGTTGTCATGGTGCATCGCCATGCCCTTGATGTAGTGCGTACCGTTGACAGCGATACGAACCTGGGCATAGTTGGCTCCGCCGAGCGACAAGTCGTCCTTGCCGGGACGGATGTAGATGACACCGTCGAACTTGCTTCCACCCTGCTCGGCATACCGCACGCCGACACGCTTCGAGTCGATCGAGATGGGCGGCTGGATCCTGTCGAAGGATCGACCACCGTCTTCCGAGTAGCTCGCGACAGACTTGATGTTGTCCCTGTTACGGTTCAACTCAGGCCAGTCAGTGTGCGGTCCGACCAGAACCTTGACGTTGGTCTCGTGGTTGGTGCCAAGCTGAGGCACCTTGACCCAGTAGATCTTGTAGCCTTCCTGCTCGAGAGCAGTGATGGCCGTGTCAAGCTTCTTGCGGGTGATACCGAGATGCAGCTCAGTGCCGGCGCCGACGTCGATGTAGTGCTTCTCGTCGACGTGACCCTTGAGCATGTCGGCAGTGGCCTTGGTGACCGAGGCCTTGTCGAGCTCTCCCGGCTTGAGCAGTGAACGAACCGAGGACTCGTTGATCCCCATCCGCTCACCGATCTTGACGTTCGAGTAGCCGTGATCCTTGAGACGCTGGGCCATGCCGATGTCGGCCTGCTTCTTCTGCTCCTTCGCGATGGTCTTGAGGTTGCGAAGTTCAGTCGTCGTCATGCCGAATCCTCGTGCGATCTCGGTCTCGCTCATGCCATGAACGGTGCGCATCCTCTCAACGTCCGTGAGGAAGTCACCGCTACCGTGCTGGCCGGGCTGTTCACCCGAACCCCATGGATAGCGACCAGAATGGCGCTTGGTCCCGTAGTGGGCGAGCCAAGTCTTCTCGTCGATCTCCACTGAACCACCCCTTTCTAGAGCGCTTGTCGCGCTTGAATGCGCTCTTCGATGTAGGTGATCCTACTCATGACATGAAGTACGTACTCGATCTCGGCCTCGAACGTGAAGATCTCACCGTTTTGGTAGATCCGGAGTATCACCCGGTTCTGGTACGGCGGGATCTCGTACTCGAGGAAGAAGTACGCCGCGTAGACGTAGAGCTGCTTAGGGCTGACCTTGTTGACGCCAGTCTTCAAGTCATTGATCTCGAGAAGACCGGGCTTGTAGCCGATGGCGTCGGCGGTGCCGTAGAAGTTCTCCGAGAACTTGAGGAGTACCTCTGCTTGCATTCCGGCATCGACGCAGTCGTTGACGTAACGGGCCAGGGTTGCCTGGTAAGGCTCCGTCATGTGCTCGGGGTCCATGGACAGCTTGATGCCGTCGTTGATGGCTCTACGGGCGATCTCGTGGAGTCTGGTGCCCTTCGCCGCGGCGTCGTGGAAGTCCAGAGCATGGTCAAGCTTGTCGTCAGGCCAGTTGATCCAGTGGTACTTACTCGCGCTGAATCTCGCGTGAGTACCTTCCAGGTCGGAGTGCTTCCTGAAGCGCACTGAGGACTTCCTGTTCGTTGGAAGGGTAGATGAATGCACCGAACGAGTTCATCGCTGCCCACTCGACGTAGTGCGGCTGGTTCGGTCGGACGGGTGCGTTGGCACTCGCCTTGACTTCCAGCATCGCCCACCTGTCACGGTACAGAACCGTGAGATCAGGAATTCCCTGGCGATAGCCCGAGTCGTTCTTCAGGACTACACAGCCAGGGAACATGTCGCGGAGCTTGTCGATGAGCTTCTTCTGAAACTCAGACTCAAGCAAAGGCTTATTCTTCCCCTTCTATCATAACCCACGATCTTGGTGCGGGTTAATATCTGCGTGGCGTCAGATGCGTGTGAATCGTTGGTAGGTGGGCCAGACCTCGGAGTCGATCCGAGAGGCCACACGAACGTCGGTTTCGATGAGGCCGTAGGCGAGAGCAGCCCCCCAGGTGCTCTCGAACTCTTGGCCGGTGTTCACCTCGGCGACGGCGTAGCTCGGCTGGATAGGACCGAGCTTGAACTGAGTGAAGTACCGGGTCGCGAAGTGGCGCGGACGCCACAACAGGTTCTCCACTGTGTTGTTGAGACGGTCGCCGTCGAGATTGATCGGGGTGTCGAAGTTCTCGTTCCTCGGAGGAACCAGGAATGTCTCAGCCACGAGCCGGCTGACTGCTCGCTTGTACTGGACACGGTTCTTCGTGAGTCCGACATGGACTATG